TACACCTTAGTGATCGTAATAATGATTCAGAAACTGCATACGATTTCGTTACTGGTATGGTTGAACGAGCAGCAAAAACGGATATAATAGCAATATTAGAAGGCATGGCAAATACTGCTGCCGAGGACGGCGATCACTACGGTGAATATTGGCAAGCACTTATTGCAGAGTCTAAAAACAGAAATGTAGCTCAGCAGTACGATATTAGATGGCGCGGCGAGGATCAAGAAGAATTCACATTATTATAATTTTTTCTCTAAAAATAGTTGACTTTACTTAAAAAACAGTGTATAAATATAGGGCAATGTTGAAACATATTCAACGATAGTAAGACCGGGGGGCAGTACCCCGCGCCTCCACCATAAGCACACTTACTGAGTATTTTTATAATGGGGGCGAAACAGGATCGATTACTATTAAGTAAAGTATGTGGAGTTGCCCGGCGCAAGCTCGGTTAACGCAAGAAACTTAATAAGAGCAGCAAATGATAATGCTCCTGTGGAGATGGCCTTAGCGGCCTAATCTAACTGGGTTGGCGACTTACCTGGAAACAGAAAAGTCGCACTTTTTTAAAAAAATTCAGTTTTTTAGTTGACACATTTAAAGAAGTAGCATATTATAAAGTATAATAGAGTTTAGGTAAAAAATAATATGAATTCAAAGTATATTACTACACTAATTAATAAGAGAAGTTAAGCAATGGCTAGGTCAAAAGGTTATATTTCAAAAGGACAACGTCGTAATGTGGCAAGATGGGTTCGAAAATCTGCACGTAGAGAATATATTAAAGATACATTACGAAGAGCTCTCAATCAGGCTAACGCTTTTAAAAAAGGAAAAAATGTAGTACTTACAATTGAAAACTTTAACGATAAAGAAACTAATAAAAAATTTATCCGTGTTAATGCTCGCGAACGCTGGCATACAGGATTTTATATTATGAAAAGTGAGAACCAGAAACAATAGAGAGTAAAAATGGCTAAAAGAGGAAGTACTTTAGTTTGGATGATACCGGAGGATGAAAATCGTAGAAGCGTAAGTTATCATTTTGTATATCCTAAAACAAAAAGCTACATAAGAAAAGGGTCGAAACTTCGTATGCGTAAGTATCATCCGGGTAAACGCAAACATGTTTGGTTTGTCGAAACCAGAATGCCCCCCTACGCCAAAGGTTAGTAGAATTAATCATGGCAGGAACTAAAATAAAAACTGCCAAAATAGGTAGTCAAAAAGAAAAAATAACCGGGCACCGTATACTAAATGGTAAAGAAGTAGTACCTGTTTTATATTACGGAAAGTCACTTGGCTATGGAAAGTATATTTCTGGTTCTGTAAATGGTGAACTAGTTTGTGACACCAATGGAAAGCCTGTGCCATATGGATTAATCGGCATTTCAGATAAAGAATTTGTCGAAGTAAACGAAACACTATAATCGTTTAATTTTGATTGAGCGTGGAGAAATATAAAATGAAGTATATTTTGTCTCTAATTTTTGGTTTTATTGTAGGTGTTATTCCACATTATTCTTTTAGTGATGTTCATGCCAATGTTAATGAAGAACAACTTTATTGCATGGCCCTTAATATATACAGAGAAGCAAACAATCAAAGTACATTAGGCATGATTGCTGTGGGTAGAGTTGTAATGAATAGAGTTGCAGATAAACGCTTTCCAAATACTCCATGTGATGTTATATACGAAGGCCCCATTCGTGAATCCTGGAAAACACGTCAACTAAAAAATTTACCTGACAACGAACGAATTTATTATCCTATTCGTAATCGCTGCCAGTTTAGCTGGTACTGCGATGGTAAAAAAGATAAGCCTACAGATATTAAAAATAATCCTGCATGGGAACTTGCTTACGAGATTGCTTATAACATATTAGTTTATAATTCGTGGATTGGTATAGTAAATGGTGCTACACATTACCACGCTACATATGTAAACCCGGATTGGTGCAAAAGTTTACAGCAAATTACAAAAATAGACGACCACATTTTTTATAGGTGGAATTAATGTGTTTAACACAACCGGTCTTGATAAAGCTAAAGAACATTTTCAAAAACATCGTTGGTGTATAGTTGATAATATTTTAAAACAAAAATACATTGAAGAAATTTATAAATGCGTACCAACTCTTAACTATGGGTGGTGGGGATGTGTAGATACAAGTCACCAAAAATATAGCTCAGAAAAAATTGCAACTTTAGATGAAGTAAAGTTGCGTAACGAATATAAAGACAACGCAAAAGGAAAGTTCGGCTACTGGCATAGAGCTTATTGGTTACTAAAAGAAGAACATTTAATAACAGTAGACTATCCCCGTGTTATAGAATTTAATCGTGTTATAGTAGAAGATTACAGCTTATTAAAACCAAATCCTACATTTATGCAAGTTGGTGAGTACATAAGTAGTTTTACTAATATGTATACTCACCAACCATCTTATAGTACATACGATTATACGAGTTGGTTAAAAGCGCATCACGACCCAGCTCGCTGGTTAGCTTACATATTTTATTTTAATAAAACTTGGGAAGCTCACTGGGGCGGGCAGCTATGCATTATGAATCAGGACGAGCGCACAATTGCTCACAGTATTGAACCTTTTGGTAATCGTTTATTGTTGATGGATGTTAGTGAACATGCTGGTAAACGCATTAATAAGCATTTTATAAGCCCAGTAAGTTATGTAGCAGATTATCCTCGTTACAGCTTAGCTGGCTGGTTTTATCAAAAAGACACTAACGGTCCAAACCCTGTTACACAATAAATATATACATGTTATTGCGTGAGCTTACAGAAGCAAGGCTTCAACCTGATAAAGAATACTTGGAAAAAGTAGGATATATTCTTGATGATGCTACCCGAGAATACAGTAAATTCCTTGAGAAAAATAACGATAAAGATGATTTAGATGAGCTTGTAACCACACTGCAAGTATTTACTGATAACGATGAATTGGACATTAGCTGGCATGTTGGTAACACGGGCGTTAAAGCGGTTGATTGGTATATACAAAGCGCAATAGTTCATGGTGACGGAAGTATTGATATTATAATAGATCCTGATAGCACTATTAATCACTGGGGACCAAAGTCTTTTAAAACAAGTGTGCTTAAAACACTAGCGCATGAAACTATTCACTTAGCACAACGAGAACGAATGGGTAGAGAAAAATACAGTAAGCTGCCTAGTGGCTATCAACTTGGTTTACGTAAACAAGAAAAAACAGGAAAAGAACGCGATTTAATTCGTACTTACTTTAGGGACCCACAAGAGCTTATGGCACACGGTCATGATCTCGCACAAGAAATACTTGCAAGTAGCAACCCACAAGAAGCATTAAGAAACCCAGAAAAGTATAGGGATGAATTGCCTGCATATGATAAACACAGGGAAATATTTCCGCCTAATGCAAAGCCCTTACAGCGTATGTTAAGATATGCAGCTGATTATATACAAGATTACAGCCAAAACAGTTGACAAATCTGTTTATTGTACTACAATATAGTGTAAGGAGAAATAAAATATGAACGCATATATACACACTATTATTGCAATTGCGTCTATGCTTGCAGCGTATTATGTTGGTATGTATTGGAGTCGAAAAGACTTAGTCGATAAGGTAGTAGATGCTTTTCTAGTTAAGTTAGAAAATGAAGGATTTATTAGAATTGCTATAGATAATAATGGATATAAGGAAATTATTCCCGTTTCAACCGTTGTCGCTGAAGCGTTGAAAGGAAAAGCAAATGAATAATTTATACAACGATATTATTTTTAAAAATTTGTTTGAGAAATACCTCAACGAGGAGTTGCCCGAAAACGAAGCGACTAAAAGTAAAGAATTTGAAAATTTAAGTAAATAAGTAAGAGAACGAGAATTATGCTTCTGTCTTTTTAGCTAAAAAGAATGCATAATAAAGGAGATATAGTATGAAAATTATTAGTATTGAAAATAGCGAAGCAGTTTCTATTACTGGCACAGCTCGGCGAGGAACAATTAAAACAACTTATAACCAACTTGTTGAAAAATTTGGCCCTCCCACATTTAAGAATGGCGATAAAACTACTGTTGAATGGGCACTAGACTTTTATGTTGAGGATGACGGCGAAGAAGACTATGTAACGGCAACCATTTACGATTGGAAGATGAACTCAACACCATTCGGTGAACATGACTGGCATATTGGCGGCCGCCGTGCAAAAGACGCTGTTGAAGCTGTTTACACTGCAATGGAAACCAATGAACCAATTAAATTAATAATAGGGTAATAACAATGACTTATACCCTATGACTCTGCAGGAAGACGTAGAGCTGCTGCGTAACATCCCGATGTTCGCTAAGATCGAACCTAGCAAGCTCAAGTTGCTAGCGTTTACTGCCCAGCGGCTCACTTTCAATGCCGGCGACAGTCTGTTTTACCAAGGCGACGAGGGCGATTCGGCGTACATCATCGTCGACGGCGCTGCCGACGTGCTTGTAGACTCGCCGAACGGCCCGATCACGGTGGCTACAGTGGGCAAGAACGATTTCGTTGGCGAGATCGCCATTCTTTGCGACATGCCGCGCACCGCTACTATAACGGCAAAGACTACGCTAACGACGATGCGTATCTCGAAGGAGCTGTTCTTTAAGCTAATTAGCCAGTTCCCGCAGATCGCCATCGAGATCATGCGCGTTCTGGCTCACCGGCTCGAGGTAACAACACGGCGGCTGCAGAAAGCGAACGTGCGTGAGATGGTAGATATAGACTATATAACCTAAATAAAGAACCGCGCAATAACTTTCGAAATGAAAGCATTACATGACTAACGATTTTTATTCTGGATTTATTCTCGGCGTCGGTATTACAGTACTTAGTTATTTTATAGCTACAGGCTTTACATTATTTTAAGTAACAGCTACTAAGTACTCTCTGCTAAATAGTATTACTATTTAGAATTGGAGAATTGTTCTAATGGCTCAATACGGAGAATATGGTGGCCCTATCAAGAGAATTTTAGGATCACAAAGTATCACAGCATTAAATGGATCTAACAAGAGTACCGTTATTACTCATGCAGATCAAATAGGTAATATTAGCAGTATGCAAGTAGTTATGATAATTACTACCACTGGTAATTGTTATGTTGAAATTACTAATGTTGCAACAACAAGTAGCCTTGCACTAACTTCAAGTGATACTTTAATTGCTAAGATTCCAAGTGGTGCTTCGCTTGGTGTCTACGGAAATGGTGGCACACCAACAATCACAGTTAAAAAGATTGTCTGTTAGTTATATATATTGTTAACTAGCATTAAAATAGTTTTAAATAAAATATGTTACTAGGTATTACGACTTTATTAGTCGCGATTTGTATATCTATTATCGCGGCATATTACAGCATAATTGGTCTAACCGCAATTTTTGCGGCGGCATTCTTGCCTATTGTTTTGATGGGTAGTGTGCTGGAAATTGGCAAAATTACTGCCACTATATGGTTAAAAATAAATTGGTTCAGATCACCAAAACTTATACGCGCCTATTTGGTAACAGCAGTCATTGTAATTATGTTTATTACCAGTATGGGTATATTTGGTTTTCTTTCGAAAAGTCATGTTGAACAAAGTGCATTAGGTAATGAACAAATTGCCCAGGTTGAAATTATCGAAGAAAGGTTACTTCGTAGCCAATTAAAAATAGAACGGTGGACTCGCAATATTGACCGCTTAGATAAAGGCGAAACAAGTAACAGAATAGATGCATTAATTACACGCGAACAACAACGTATTAAAGATACTAATGCAAGAATTCAGCCACTAATCGATGCGGAGAACGCAAAGGTCTCCGGTTTAAGAAATCAAGCACAAAAAGAGGTTGATCAACAGAACAAACGCCTTAATGACGCGCAAAAACGTGCTGCTAGTGACGTAAAGATTGCACAGAATGAATTAACACAACTAGATAAAGATGTTGAAGCGTATATAAAAGGTGGCGTAAAAACTGGTGTGTTTAATAACACAGACTTAATTGCTAAAGGTGTCGAACTACGTAAAAAACAAAAGCCAGAGCGTGACAAATTAGCCGGTGATATGGCTCGTACTAAAAGAAATGAGATTGGAGTTGCTAGTAGAGTACAACGTGAAATTAAAAACATTAATAACCGCTTAGCTGAAAGCATTAGAAATATTGATGCGCGTATCGCAAGTATTCGTGAAAGCATTAATATTACCATTGAAGCTACGAACGATAATATTGCTCAATATATACTTGATGCCGAAAATAAAGACAAGGGTATTGATATTAAAATTGCCGGGTTTGAACAAAATATAGCTAATGAACAACCTATTATTGATAAACTAAGAGATGATAAGCTTGTTTTTGAAAGAAAGTACAGACAATATGAAACCGAAGTAGGGCCAGTTAAATACATTGCAGCACTTGTTTACGACGACATTGATAGGTCACTTTTAGAAGATGCTGTACGTTGGGTGATAATTATTATAGTAGCAGTTTTTGATCCTCTTGCAATTTGTTTGGTTCTCGCTGGTACAATGACACTTAGTTGGTATTATGAGGATAAAAAAAATAAACCAATAACAAAAGCTAATCTCATGCGAATAAAGGAACTCGAGATGGAACTAAAAAAACATAATGAAATTCTTGTCGAACTAGAAAAAATTCTTGATGAGAACTTAGGAAATATTAATGAAGCTGAGTATGCTAAACTTAAACTGGAATATAATACCATGCTTACTCAAAAGACTATGTTAGAGACGGAACTCTTAGAAGTAAAAGCACAAACTGAAACATTAGCAGAACAAGTGGTAGCTACAGAACAAGAGCGAAATGACTACAAGGATCGAGCCAACAATTTTTCTAAAGATATAAAACGTCAAGAATCGCGCGTTAATGAATTGCTAGAACAAATTACCGGCTTAACAACAGACGTAAACCGAAGAGACAAAGTTGTAGAGAGACTAGCAAATAAATATCATCTTATCGAAAAAGATTCTTTTAATGATGACTTGGTTACAGACGCAGCAGCTACAAAGCTACCTAACGAGGATCAAAAATCATATGAGCTAGCATCAGACTTAGACAAACAAGCAAAAGCAGAATTTGGAACACAATTTTCGAGTAGTGCAAAAAAAGGCGACCTTTTTGTAAGAGTAGACAGTTTACCAAACAAACTATATAGGTTTAATGGTGAAACTTGGATCGAGATACCCAAAGATAACACTACCACATACTTAACTAATGAAGAATACATTGAATATCTTGTAACTGAGCTCGCAGTCGGCAGAATAGACATTGACGATCTCACACAAAAAGAACAAGAAGAAGTTACAAAAGTACTTAAACTTAATGACGGGTAAATTAGTTATACAGATGGCCGCAATGCCACGCGATACAAATTCAAATGGCGATATATTTGGTGGCTGGCTTATGAGTCTTATGGATTTAGCGGCCGGGTATATCGCTCCTAAGGGCAAGAGTGCAACTCGCGCAGTTAATAACATTGAATTTTTTAAAGCAGTGCAAGTGGGTGATTTAGTTTCTTGTTATGGTTATGTTTTGTTGCAAGGGCGCACGTCTGTAACAGTACACGTTGATGTATATGTTAATGACATTATTGTTGCTTGCGGAGACTTTGTAAATGTTGCGCTTAACTACAACGGTAAACCCAGAACTATAAAAACAAAATAAATGAGTACCGAACTAGCAAATAAAGTAACCATTATTACCGAACCCGACTTGTATTACATGGAGCAATTTACATTTTTATTTGTTGGCGGCGAAATATACACTCAAAGTGCTTGTGAATTTTTAAGTCATTACATAGACGATGTTACGGTTTATATAGCCAATGAAGACAATGATGTTTGTTGGTTAATGAACTGCTATAATCAAGCGCAAATAGTTTTACTTGATGCGGGTTATAATGACTTTTTAACAGGCCTTTTAATAGATAAATCCAAGACCTATTACTATAATAATGAACGTGATTTAAGTACTATTAACAGGAAACAAATAGAAGATCCAGTAGATTTTTTAATAAAATGGGTTGACAAAGAGTAATAAGTTTAGTATAATTAAGTATTAGAAAGCGAACAGAATATGGAATTAGAGAAGTTTGAGTTTACGAAACAAGGGTTATATGTTAAAGTACATAACAACAACATAACCAAAGCATACCGTAAGTTGAAACGCTTAATGCGAGATGAAGGAATTGACCAGGAGTTTCGTAGGCGACAATGCTATGAAAAGCCAAGCGTAAAGCGCAAAAGACTAAAAGATATAGGGCGAAGTCGCTGGCAAAAAAAGCAACGCGAGACGAAAGATAACTGGTAAAAGAATTTATTGCGATATGAAATCGTGATAAATAAAAAGGAAGAATGCCTAAACGGGTTCTTCGAAGTGCAACTTGCTTAAAAAAAGGAGAAATGCAATGAACACACTCACAACTATAGACCTCCCCACATTTATGAATTCTGCTCACCGACACTTTATCGGTGTGGACCGGTTAATGGACCGTATGATGTCCAACCTGAATTCTAATGAGGCAGGTTACCCCCCATACAACGTAGTTAAACTCGACGACGATAGTTTTGTTATTGAGTTGGCTGTTGCTGGATTTAGTAAGAATAGTATTGATATTACTGTCCAGGATAGTGTCTTAAATATCGAAGGTGAGCAGGAAACTGATGACCGCTCTGATGAGGAGACTAACTACCTTTATAAGGGAATTAGTAGCCGTAAGTTCCGTAGAACTTTTAATCTCGCTGATTATGTCGAGGTAAAAGATGCTACTGTTAAAGACGGTGTTTTAAAGGTTATACTTGAAAGACATGTTCCCGAGGAATTAAAGCCTCGTACAATTCCTGTTAATTTCAAGTAAATATAATATATTAAGAGGGGAGGTAACTCCCCTCTTAATTATATAGAGTGTAGCATGGAACAAGAAAAAATAAGTGTAACTATTAAGTCTATATTAGATATAGAACCTCCGAAAGACTATAAGGTTATATACCTAAATGACGATGTTACAACGTTTGAATTTGTAACCGACAGTTTAATTAAAATATTTAATTATGACTCAAATCCTGCAGAGTCGAAAGCTAAACAAATTAATGATACAGGAATGGGTATTGTTGCTGTGCTTCCTTTTGAAATCGCTGAACAAAAGGGTGTAGAAGTAATGGTAGCAGCGCGTGTTCATGAGTATCCCTTAGAAGTACGCTTAGAAGAAAATTAAAATTAATATTTTTTTTAAAAACATTATACAGAAATTTTAGTTGACATATTTTAATTATAATCTATAATTATATGTATAAAGGACATTAAAATGGCAGATAAGATGTATGAGTTAGAACAACATATTATGGAATGTTGGCAGCTGGTTGATGATATTAATTTGTTGTATGAGCAAGTTATGGATAACGATTTGCATAAAGATCCGGATAAGTTAGCAAATGCGTTGCTTGGGTTAAACACAATATACGGAATGAAGTTTAATCGAGCGTTCAATACTTATGAGGAAGCTCTAGAACAACATTACAAGAAAACTAAAAAATGATGAAATATGATTAATAAAATTTCAAATTTAGATAAACAGCAATATTCAAAAATAGCAAACTTTTTTATAGCATGGCTTGAACAACATCCCAGCGCAGAAACAGATGACGACTTCCACAGAACAATGAGATTATCGGCTCAAACATACCTTAAGTTATATGAAAATTTCTTAGAACTCTATGGTTATGTTGTTAATATGGAATACATACCTGATAATAAAAAGATGCATTGATCTAAAGGAGGAACACTGCTAGAAAATAGGATTTTAGATGTACGTAAAAATAGGACCATATAAAAATTGGTGGGGAGCTTATCAGCTAGCTGATTTACTTCGAAAAGTTAATGTAAATGACGAGCGGTGTGATAAGATTGGTGATTGGCTTGCTAACACCTGGGTTCATACTTTTTGTAGCTGGGTTGATAGTAAAAGAAATCGTACTATTAAAGTTCGGATTGATGATTATGATACCTGGAGTATGGATGCAACTCTCGCTTACATTATTCTTCCAATGCTTAAACAATTAAAGAAAACTACGCACGGGGCACCTAATGTCGATGATAAGGATGTTCCCAAACATCTTAGATCTATACATGCTCCTTCAAAACAAAATAAATGGGACACTGATGATAATTGGCATGATCGTTGGGACTGGGTGCTCGACGAAATGATCTGGGTATTTGAACAAGTTAATATAGATTGGGAAGATCAGTATTACGAAGAAATTGGTTACGGGCAGTTGAAAGATAATGAAAATAGCCTTGACGAAATAATATGGAACAAAGCACCAGTAATCGATCGCGATGGGCTTAAAAAACATGGAGAGCGTATGCAGAACGGTTTTACATTGTTCGGAAAATATTTTCAGAACTTATGGGATTAATCTACAAAATAGCTCGTGTACAGTGAATATTAATGATAGGTAAAAAATGAGTAAAAAACAAAACCCAGTTACTGTTTGTTTAAAACAAAAATCAACAACTAATGTCTATAGAAAAGGCTGGAATACAATTTGGAGTGCTCGAAACATAAGAGTTATATGTGATACATGTAGTTCGACTTATGATTCTTTTTCTAGTTGTAAAGACACAAATCGAGCTATTGGTTGTTCAGCTGAAGTTTATAATAGCACGTTAATTGGATTTTTTGGTTCTCGTGTTGCTGACATGTGCAAATATAAAATTATTAATAAACCTGCGTATGTAAAAAATGGTATAATATGTGATAAGTGTATAACGAAACTACAAAAATCAAACCATTTAAAATTAATAGAAGAAGGAGTTTGGTAAAATGCCAGAAAATACTTTTTATAACATTTTGATAATTATTAAGGAATAAAATAATGCGTTTAGAAGAAGGTGTTAAGTTAGATTATTCAAATGTGTTATTGCGACCAAAGCGTAGCACACTTAGTAGCCGTAACGAAGTGGATATATCGCGAGAATATACATTTAAGCATTCGGGTCAACAGTATACAGGTGTTCCAATTATGGCGTCTAATATGGACGGGGTTGGAACATTTTCTATGGCCAAAGCATTAGAGAAATATAAAATGCTTACAGTGTTGCGTAAGCATTACACAATAGAAGATTGGAAATTAGCAGTTGATGAAGGAATTAATTTACAATATTTAGTAGTATCAACTGGTACTAATGCTATATTTAATAAAGATGCATCTGACTATTTAACAACACAACAGGTTTTAAGTCAATTTCCGGATGTTAATATTATTTGTGTTGATGTAGCAAACGGCTATCTGGAAAATTTTGTTCAATTTGTAGAACAGGTACGAGAGAAATATCCAGACAAGACAATTATTGCTGGAAATGTAGCAACCCCAGAAATGACAGAAGAGTTAATTATTAGCGGTGCGGATATTATTAAAGTTGGTATCGGGCCTGGTAGCACCTGCACTACACGAATAGTTACAGGTGTAGGTTATCCACAATTATCTGCTGTAATGGAGTGTGCTGATGCAGCCCATGGTCTGGGTGGGCATATTATTGCTGACGGTGGTTGTACATCACCAGGAGATGTTGTTAAAGCATTTGCAGGTGGTGCAGACTTTGTTATGTTGGGTGGTATGTTAGCAGGGCATGCCGAAGGCAATATGCAACATACAGGCAATAAAAAGTATCCATTAGGAACAAAATTAGTAGATTTTTATGGCATGAGTTCTAATAAAGCAATGAAAATTCATGGAGCAAGAAAAGATGGTTATAGAGGATCGGAAGGCAAAGAAGTAAAAATTCCTTACCGAGGATCTGTAAATAATACTATACCAGAAATACTAGGTGGCATCCGATCGGCATGTACATATATTGGGGCTGCTAAATTGAAAAATTTATCTAAATGTGCTACATTTATAAGATGCGTTGACACACACAATAGAATATTCGAAAATGGCTTTAATTAAAACTAGTAATACTCCTCCTTTTATAAAAAAAAGTATAAAAAAACCTTTACTATATTCTGAATCACGAATTGCCAAATTTCGAGACAGGAACGAGTGGGTAAAAGAAAAACAACCTTTGAGATATACGTTAAGTAATGTATTAGGCAACCTAACTAATGATCCAATTGCGTTAGCTTGTTGGATGCATGAACACGGAAAAAAAGATACTAGTGTCTTCTATTCTGATTTAACCATTAATAATTTAATTGACAGCATCGGCGGCGACACACCGTTAAAGCCTTGCCACAATAAAACAGCACAAAAGATTAGAGATTATTATAGCCAAAAGTTTTTGATGATTAGTTTGAGATCTCAACATAAGTTGACTAATGTGCCACCAGGATATCCTCCGCGCCCGCTGTTATCAAAGTTTCGTATAGAATTAATGCAATATCTTGTCGAATCAAAAGATAACAAGGAATACACCGAAGACCAGATAGGAATGATATATTCTTTGCCTAGATTATATAAAGAAGACCAACTGTTAGATAAATTACGAGAAAAGTATAATGTAAGTGCCTGGAAAGATAAAGAACCTAATGCACTGTCTGTGCGTAAAACTTTGTTCTACATCGATGTACATCGTAAAACGAATTGGTGGGCGCGCCGGAGCTCGAACCCGGGTTGGGTAAAGCGAACGCCTATATATAGAAAAAATAAAGAATTTTTTAATTATTGGTTTCATGATGAAAATGATAGACTTTATTGTATCGATTTAGAAATGGACCACCCTTTTCGGCGAATGTGGTCTAGATTATTAGAGTTTCCATTGGAAGTAGAAGGTAAAATTTATAAAAATCATAGTAGAGACGGACTTAATTATTACACATTTGGTAGTTGGGAAATTCTCGAGGAGTTTTAACAATGGCAAACGTAAATATGATAACAAAGGGCAGAGAGCGCGTAAGAGGCAAATCTGTGTTGTTGTTTAGTGGTGGAATGGATAGTGTTATATTTGATAAATTACTTAACCCAGATATCTTATTGTATATTCCAACCGGGCCTGTTTACGAAGAAATTGAAACACACAAAATAAACCAATTAGCAGACGAAAAATTTATTGATCGTGATAAATTGATATGTGTGCCAGATGTTCTTAATCTTGTTAGTTTCGAACGCGACGATGCTATAGTTCCTAATAGGAATGCATTTTTAATGCTTGTAGCAAGTATGTACGGCGAGACTGTATACCTAGGATCTGTGTGGGGAGACAGAAGCACGGACAAAGACGAAACTTTTTATAAACACATGAAAACGCTGTTAGACCACATGTGGCAAGAACAACACTGGACGGAAGAAAGAAAATTTACTATATCATCGCCTTACAAAAGTGTTACAAAAACAGAACTCGTTAGAGAATACTTGGAAAAAGGTTATGATCCTGAAGCAATGATTGTATCATATTCATGCTATGAAGGTAAAGAACCGGTATGTGGTTGGTGCAAACCGTGCTTTCGCAAGTGGGTTAGTTTAGTTAATAACAATATAACAATTCCAGAAGATTACTATGTAAACAATCCGGCCGATGCGCCGTGGTTACCGGAACTATTACCAAGTATACAAAAAGGCGAATACAGAGGAAAAGAAGACGCTGATATTTTAAACGCTCTTAATAAAAGTAGAATATAATAAATACTGTATCATGTTATTAAAAGATATATTTGAATATAAATATTTTGAACAAGAGCCTGTGCCTGTTGATGTAGAAATAGGTCAGCTACAAACATTAATTAAGCAACGAGTAGATAATGTTGGTGATATAAATATCTTAAACAAAGTTGCAAGTATTTTACGTAGCGGTAATATTTTTAATATTGCTCGTTTGGCTTTCAATAAAGATGCTGATGCGGCAAAATTTATTGATAGATTATCAGAAATAATTGTGGGTATTGCGCTTCCTATTTCTGATAAAGTTAAATTTCTTAGAGAATTTGGCAAAAAAAACTATATTAAAGCAGATGTACTCTTTAATGGTACTGGTAAAATACAGTCAATGGACGATTGGTGGACCGGTACTGGGTTTGCTACGACCCTGTTTAAGATAATGATTAATGACTCACAACTTATAGGAAAAGTAGCCGGAGAAACAGGCCCAGGAGAAGTCGCAATAGCATGTTTTCATAGAAAAGTAACAGTTGGTATGGGCCCGACAGCTGGATATGATTTAAAATATGGTAGCGACCATATTGAAGTTAAAACTAAAGCAGCCAAAGGTTCGGGCGGTGGCGGGCGCTGGACTGCGGCCATGGATAGTCCAATGGATGCATATTTAGGAGAGCCTAGTAGTGTATTAGACTCAGAAAAAGTTCCAGATAAAATATCTGCTTTGGACACTGGAAGATGGGTTCCGGGGGCCCCAGGGAACGCCGTGCAGCCGATAGCTAACATATTAAATAATCCCGAATACTTAAAAAACCCAGAACAAGGTCCTCTAACAATTAACAAACAAAAAGAAATATATAAAAGACTTTTACAATTGGCATATCCTGGAGCAGAACCCGCCGGACCGATTATTAATAACGCAGTTAGTGTATATCCTAATATTACAAGACAAAGCATAGCACCTGTTGCTTTTAGCAGTTATAAGGCAAAACAAAAATTTACTTCTATGTTGTTAATAAAAGTTAGTGGCGACAACATAACTACTGTCCATTTTAAAGACCTAGATACAGCAATTAATAACTTTAATTTTAGCACTTTATATATGCGCGGTCAGCAGCGTGGTATGAGTATGCAAGTTACTTTAAAGTAAAGTTAAGCTATCCAAAATACTATTAAAGTAAGATTATAAATCAATGAACCTAAGAGAACAATTCGACCTCAGTGAGGACAGAGGCTACCTCCCAGCAGAAGACCCAGCAGTAAACTTCTATGAATATTCACATTCTGATAATACAAGTACTGCTTGTTATTTGTTGTTAGAAGATAGCAAGAAAATTCCAAAATTATTAGTAGCAGGGCAATTTAGAAATTTTGTAGATAGCCTTAATCCTGACAGGTATTTAAGTATAGCAGGCTTAGGAACCAACGAAGATTCGGGTGATACAAATAGCGAAGTTCGTTTAGCAATGAACTTGCTTTCCTTTATGGCGCATGCATATATGTGGGGTGGAGATAAACCTGCTACTGTACTACCCCATGTTATTGCAGTGCCATGGCATGCAGTAGCAAAAAAAGTAGGTCGCCCACCTATACAAAGTTATGTAAGCTATGCAATTGATAATTGGTATAGAATAGATAAATCACAAGGCATTACATTAGACAACATTGCGCTTATTCAAAATTTCTTAGCAGGTGTAGACGAAGAATGGTTCACAATGGTTCATGTTGTAATGGAAGCACAAGCAGGGCCAGCATTAGCCGGCGCTTATGATGCATGTGTTGCTGCTAACGAACAAGACTGGGAAACGGTAAGAAAATGCTTGTTTAAAATTGCAGCAAGCCTAGGGCAGTTATATCAGACATTTTGTCGCATGGAAGAAAAATGTGATCCTTACATTTACTATAACAGAGTACGGCCTTATATATTTGGCACGTTAAACAATCCTAACTTACCGGATGGTTTAATATACGAGGGAGTAGAAGAATATAGAGAAACGCCGCAAAAGTTTAGAGGTGAAACTGGCGCGCAAAGTGCTATTATTCCTGCACTAGACGGTGCCCTAGGTATCTATCATGAGGGCAAAATAGGTAAGAAAGAAAAAGAAGAAGATGTGCTTAAAACTTATTTAATGGAAATGCGAGAATATATGCCGCCCAAGCATCGAGCATTTATTGAATGGTGCGAAGAAAATAGCAATTTGCGTAAGCACTTGAAAAATAAAAAAGACAGTGCAATGGAATTACCATATAATCTATGTATCGAATGGATGGAAGCATTTAGAACAAAGCATATGGAGTTTGCAGTAAAGTATATCGTTAAACAAGGACAGACTGCATCAGCTGTAGGACACGGTGGTAGCACACTTTACGGCACAGGCGGTACGCCATTTATGAAATATCTAAAAAAGCACAGAGACGAAACGGCAGAACATAAAGTAATAAAATAATGCAAATTATATTAGGAAAAGAAAACGCGAAAAAAATAGAGAGTAAGTATATATTACTTAACCTCGATACTTTTTTAATTAATGGCGAAGAGGTACCTAGCTATTGTGTTCTTGATGCAAGTAGCATTCCGCTAGAAGAAATGACACAACTTTCGCACTGGGTTACAAACCACAATAAGATTATGGAAAATTATCACAAGCAAAATTGGAATTTTTGCGAGGAAATGATTGAACACTGTTTAGATAGATGGGGAGGCAGTATGAAAAGTTTTTATACTACGCTATTAGCCAGAATTCTTGACCACAAAGTGCAAGGACTTCCTAAAAATTGGACTGGCATTATTTCAAAATAGTTTGCGACTTAGTTATTAGCTAACAACTGCGGCTGTTAAAATTCCTAATTTAGTGTCTGTTACAGTAGCACCTGACAGGTCAATTGAGTCAACCGTACCTAATGCTCTAATAGCCGCTTGTATAGTAGCCGCAACTGGAGTTCCTTCAACAGCAAAAGTTTGCTGTGTATTAGAATCTAGCATAGGTCCTATAGCAACTACAGTGTTGAGGTTAGCAATAGCATAATGAGATTTCGCTTGAGCACCCTCCGGACCAGTGGATGCGTTTGTAGCTACATAG